TCTTGTGCATTTTTTCTTATATTGCCAATAGATTCAGCTAATTTCTTTATTGGATTTAGCATAATTTGAGATGCTAAACCCGCCAATGCTTTAGTTAGAGTCTTTACGGCTGTAATTGTTCCATTAATTGCTTTTATTAATATTGTCTTTAGGGTAGTTGCAATTCGTTGTGCGGCTTGTTTCGCTATACTTGCAAGTTGTTTTGCGGCATTAATATACTCATTTATTATAAATTTTACTGCCGCCTTGGTAATGGAATATATTGATTGAAAAGCTATTGAAAATGCTGGAGGCATTGCGGCAGATATTGTTTTAGCCATATCATCAGCCGCACCCTCGACCATTTTTGGTAATCTATTTATATTATTAGCAAAATCTATGATAGAATCGCCAAAATTGTTTTTAACTAAATTACCAAAAATATCAGCATCTTCTGTTTCTTCTTCTGCTTCTTCTACCTTACGTATATATAAACTTAATTTGTTTATTACATCTACAAGTTGGTCCTTTAGCTTTTTATACTCTTCAGTTTGGTCGCCAAAAATTCTTGCCTTACCTGCCTTATCAAGCTCTGTCATTTTTGAGCCAAGTTCAGTTGCTTTTTTTGCCAATGAATCGTACTCTTTGGCTAATTTATCTATATCTTTTTTTTGTGAATTAATCGCATCAGTATTATCTCTAAATGCAGTTCCATTTTGCTCCATCTCTGCCATCTTTTTATTAACAGCGGCCATCTCTGCTTTAATTTTTTGCAATGCGGCTAATTCTGTTAAATATTTTCTACCTGCCGCAAGATTACCCTCTTCGTATAATTTCTTATTAGATTCTATCTCGGTATTTACTATCTCGTAGCTTCTTTCTAAATTTTTTAACTCTGTTTGTAATTCACCGTACTCTCCAGTAGGCTTATACGTCGGCATATTTGCAAGTTTTTCCTGTGCATCAGCCAATTTAACATTAATTTTATCCTGTTGAGCATAAATCTTTTCGAGTTCGTTTTCTAATTTTTTAGCTTCTGGAGTTAATGTAAATGAACTTGCAAGTTTATCCATTGAATCTTGCAACCGAGCCGCCTTATTATATGCAGAAGCCATACTAATTTGTAAAGATTGAAATTGTTGTGATACTTCTGCGCCAGCGTTGTCCTTAAATATGTCTCTAACACGCTCTTGCAATTCTTTTGCCGTAGAGATGGCATCATCAACTTCAAAGTCAATACTTAATTTTACACTATCATCAACTGCCATCTACATTACCCCCATCATTATTCCAAAGTTGTTTAAATAATTCCTCAGCCTCTTCGTCAGCTACACTGTCGGTATTCCAAACAAAATATTCTGGATTATTTCTTCTAAACTCTTGTTCATATTTTTCTAATTTTTTACCGCGCATCATTTTATCTCGTATTGAAACAACATTTGATAAAAGTGATTCACCAACCGCAGAATAATAACCCATAAATGTCCACCAATGTATATAGGGCTCAGAACGTATCTCTGTGTTGGCAACTTTATTTATCGCTGAACATATCATTTGGGAGTCTTTTTCCCAATCTATCAACTTATAGTTCATTTGTTTACCAACACTCTGTGCTCGTCCGCAATTAAAGAAATCAAACATCTTTGTAATTGCTTCCTCTAAATTTTCAATATTATTTATATCAGCAATACTATTTATATCCTCATAAAAAATAATGAGACTACAGAATAGTTTTTCGTTTGAATTGAGACTTGCATCCTGCAATGCACTGAAACAATCCAAGACCATTCTGTAGTCTCCCTTATTTCTTATTTGATATTCAGTACCGCCAATGTTAATTTTGGTCGGTATTTCATACATATCAATTACCTGTATACTTACTTGTATGGGCCTTCATTCGTTGTGACATTTGGCCAAGTTCTGTACGAATGTTATCAGAGTATAAGTTAAACAAAGCATCAAGAATAATTTCAAAGATAAACTTACCAGCCACCATATTATACAGAGGCTTATCATCCGCACAAATTTTTGCTACTTTAGAATCAAATATGTAATCTATAATGCTAATCATTTCATCATTTATGGCATTAAGTGAATCCATAAATTCACCAAGTTTTATGTTTTCGTCATCTTCATCAAACTCAAAACCTTTAACGCCTAATTCTTGAAGTCGAGGATAAGACTCACGTAAGCGATTAAGAATACCAAAATCACTTATATCGAGTTCAATAATTCGCTTATCATTATCATTGATTCTAAACTGTTTTCGGTTATCAATATTAAGCTGAATATCAACTACGCCATCAAGTTTCTTTTTCGTTCCCATTTTATTCTCCTTGTTTTATAATCTATCAATTATTACGCCGCTGGTGTAAATTTGAAATCATCAGACAGTTTGTCAACAGTGCCGAGTGTAATATCGTTAGAAAAATATAACGAAATCGGCATATTGACATTAACATCTCCACCAATACTATTGTATACAATAGTGCAATTTACATGCTTTTCAGCGTCATATGCACTTGCACTGCCTGTAAATGCAGTAATTATATAAACAGTGAATTGAGAAAGTTCCTCAATCGCATTGCGTCTACGAATATCATTTAACTTCGCCGCAAGTTCAGAACCACCAAGAACAAGATAGGGGTCGAAATCCTGTTGCGGTTGAGTCTTATTAACATCGGTATAGTTAATACCTAAAATATCAGTCGTTGTCTCAGTATCAGCATTATACTCAATGCTGGAATCTTCTGTTCTACGACCGAGAACTTCTCTTTTTGGTGATTCACTACCACTTTCTGTCCACTCGACAACAGTGACAAGCAGTTTACGAGGAGCTCTTTGGTGAGTAGGGAGATTAATAGGAGAAACAGCCATGATTATTTACCTCCAAAGTTGATTACTTATATCAATGTACTTTATTTGAATAGATGTAGAATATACAGCAAGCGGCGGAGATACTTGGTCATTTATTCCCTCAAATTTCGGCTCTTCTGTAGTAGTTTCTATAGAATCTATAATGCAATCTTCACCAAAATCAGGAAAGTTCCTCAGCTTGTTTTGTTCTGTTATCCACTCTATTAGATTTTGAACATCTGACATATCAGACAGATTTTCATTTTCATAACCCGACATTTTTACAACAGCTGTGTCAGCCGCAGATTTAAATGTTAGGATAGTAAAAGTATAAATTTTTTCAACACTTCCGTCAACATAATTTCGATTCGTATATGAATCTGTGGAATTTGTAAAAAATTGGTTGGTATCGTTCTTTGCATTTATAAAATTAAAATATAGTGGACTATTAAGAATAGTTGGACACGTAATGATATAATCCACTACAGCTTGATGTTTATTTACTGCCACGTTGTACCTCTTTCCTCATAAGCGGCTCTGCATAATCAATTAATTCGTCAAATCCAAAATTTCCAGGCTCAAGTATCAATGTCCAATAAGATGTAGTACCTGGTGTATGTCTTTTCCAGTTAAAATCATCCGCATCATGTTGATAACGAGCGTAATAAAAAGTTTTACCAACACTCGGATTTCCCCAAACTAATTGCGTTGCTTTCGATGTTTGATGTACATATGCGCTGGCACGTAAATCGCCGCTTTTCATTGGCACATACGGTGTCACAATTTCAATAGCTTTTTCACCAAGTAAACGCATAACGTCCGGATTTTTAGTAAGTGCTATAACCGGGCCTTCAACACGTTGTTTTACGGCGTTTCTAATACTTTGTGCACTTAATCTAACTGTAACCTTTGCCATTATTATTTACCGCTTGCGAAATAATGCTCATTTCCTCTGTGACCAGTATTATTAGACCACTGTTGTATTTCCATACAACCTTGTAATCCTTTATATTTTTTTAATAAATCAGAAGAACGATGACCTGCTTGATACTCATTTATATCATCTGTTACTTCACCTTTTACAATAATATCTTGTTCGCCTAAAGTAAAATAGTTGCCCATTTCATCATTAGGTTTAGCAATCCAATCTTGTTTTTCTAAGAACTTATCATTTTTTGGTATTCTACAGATAATATTATTCGTATCTAATACAACATTACCTATTACAACTTTATTGCCAGTAGCTTGCCAAAAATTGTTATGCAGTACGGTTCTATACCATGTAATAACTTGTGTTTGTGGGTCTTCAAATTTATTGAATATAGTTATTGTAGTATCCCACCAAGGTCCAAAACTATTCACCTGGATAAAGCCCCCTATATAACACTTTTCGACCTAATGAATCTTTCACATCTTGTAAATACATTCTTATAGTATTATTAAGTTGTGCCTGAATCACTCGCATTGCCATGTTACCAGTTATAACATTGTATGTTGACGATACACCATCGTTAGACTGGTGGGCCATTAAGCCTGCTTTAATATTACCATCTTCATCTACTGCATCAACCATTAACACTTTTTGTTGTTTGTCTAATAATTCTATTAATCGAAACATACAGCGTTTTACAGCTTCTGGATAAGATGCTTCATTTTTAAGTCTGCCAAATGTCCACCAGTCTATTTGTGTGCGTGCTTCAAACTCTAATTGTTCAAAGGCGGCAACATCTGTTATATCTCCGCCATAATTTTCATACTCTTCATAAGTGAGATACATTAGAGTCATCGCCTCCGTTTAAAATTAACCCTTGGAAAGAATACGTGCAATCGGAATAGCTTTCAGATTGATGTACTTCTTGTTAGTACCGCCGGTATTAACAAGCTCCCAGTTACTACCAGTAGCAAGTTCTGCATCTGTAGGAGACAGCGTAGCAATGTTATTGATACCGACGAAAGAAATACCATAAGGAGACCAGCACTTTCTCTGTCTACTATACAGAGTATCTTGACCACCATTGGTCTTAGGGTCACGACTCATTTCAGCAGGAACTTTTGCACCGCAGTTGGTGTATTCGATAGCACCATCACCGAACAGATATGTGACATAAACAGGGTCGCCATTACCAGTTTTCTCGTAGTAGTCGCCAATAGCAGAATCAACAGGATTCTCTACAACAGTGTAGACGTAGTTACCAGAAGTACCAGTACGAGTGTAATAAGTCTTACCAGCTGTTACAGCAGTATCAGAGGTCTTGCTGAAAGTTGCAGTAGAAGCATCTTCCATAACGGGCATAGAATCGTCAATGATAACGAGCTTACCATTCAGAGTTGCCATGCCGGTCTCTCTCTGCATACCGTTCTCATCGTTGTACAGCATGTAAGTGAGAATACGCAGGTTCTCAAGGTTAGTAGCTACTGCGGAGTGCATAATAGCAAGAGAGAATTTGCTCTTATGGTCACCACATGCTTTCTGAATAGCAGTGTTGACAGTAGTACCATCCATGAAACCAGTGTCGCCATTACTGTTCTGAACAGTAGTAATATCATGGGTATGAGTAGAAACAAATCTTGCGCCCTCAGTATCAGTCATACTGAACACACCGGTCAGAATAGCGATAATAGTAGCTTGGTCGATTTCATCCCAATACTCAGCAACCTGCTGTGCAACGTTTTCCATGAAATCAACACCACCAGTGATGTCGTAAGAAAAGTCTTTCTCAGTCCACGCCTGCGCACGACCACAAACAACACGAGAATGACTGAATGTCTGAGTGGTTTGAGATGTAATATCAGTTACACCATCGTAGTTAAGCGGAATGGAGCCGCTGATAAGACCCTTCAGAGGAGTAGTAATATAGTTACCACCAACTTGGTCTGCCATCGCACCTGCAAGGTCTTGACGAGAAACAATAGCACGAGACTTTAAAAGCTCGTTCAGTTTCAGATTCGGAACGCGGTCAACGTATTTCTGGAATACTTCACCGTTAAATATTTTACTATCAAATTGGGGATTAGGCATAGTATTTTACCTCTTCTTTAAAAATTAATAATTGCGTCTGGATGTTCATTTTTCATCTGCATTAACTGTGTTAATGTAGGTTTGGACGGTGCCGGATTATTTGTCGGCTGAACAAATGTAGGAACTGGAGCAGGTGCTGGAGTAGGATTTTCAACTGCAAACGCATCTGGGTCACTTTGAGCATATATAGCTTTAAAATCATCTGCGCCAATCAGCTTGCCATCTTCAAATTGAAGTTTCTTGGCAATCATCTGATTTCTAAAATCATTCTTTGCCGCCTTACTTGTGAACTTCTGACCATTTACATATTCAGTTACCGCAAACTCATATGCTTGTTGTCTAAGCTGTTTTTGGTACTGCTTTGTCTCGGTATCATATCTTTGACGTAAATCAGCGAGGTCTTGTGAAGCCTGTTTCAGAGCTTCAATATCGCCAGCGTCTTTAATTGTCTGCTGTAAATTTGCAAGGTCTTGGTCACGGGTTTGAATTGTTGTATTTAATGTGGTAATTTGAGTATCACGGGTAGAAACATCATCATCATATTTCTGTTTGGATACATAATGACCTTCTGTTAAATCAACGAATTTAGCTGTACCCATTGCGACTTGAAACTGCTCCCATGTGAGTGTTCCATTTTCAGCTTTGTCAAATACTTCCTTAATCGTCATTTTCAATCTCCTTACACATTCTTTTTATATCTGTTATTTGTATATCCGCATTACAGTTTGCGGAGAATGTACGTTCTTTAAATGTCTTTACGCTGGACGACTCTCTTTAATTCGTGGGGGAGAGTAGCTCCCCCACAAACCAAGGAGAAAAAAATGAAAAACTCGGCACTTTCGTACCTAATATCATTATATTACAAAATTTTACAAATGTAAACATCTTTGATTAATTTTTACCACCAAAGTTACTACCTTTTCGCTCTTTGGTTTCATCAGTTTCTTTTATTTTATTGTCTGGATTTTGCCCGTTCATAATACGATTATTTAAATCGTATTGATTCATCATAGCCATTTGTTGATTCTGTTGTTGCTCAGATTCAATTTGAGCGAGCGCCTCTCTTGCTTGACGCTCAGTCTCACCAAAGTACCACATTCTATTTTCAACCTTAGATGCAAGACCATTTTGCATTAACAGAATACGTTTCTCAAGTTCCTCATTAGCATCGACCATAATACTATCATCCCACTCAAATGATACATCATAATCACCAGGTGGTGTGATGCTGTAAAGGTCAGCATATACATTCATTATGTAGATAGTATCTCGTAAGGCTGCTTCTATTGCTTTCTGAATATCCTGGTTTGTTTGATAACTTCTTTGTTTAAGAATCCTTAATTCTGTAGCAGTACGAGCTACATCTGCCGCATCAGAAAGTGTGCCTCTACTAATGCCACAAGTATCTTCAATACGCATAAGAACTGTATTTAATCCGTTAATATAGTTTGAATCACGTAAAGAAGGTGCAAATGGTTGATATGTGTCAGATGCAGAGCCTAAGTCAATTTTACGATAGAGTCTTTCCTGTAACATGGATAATCTTGAATAATCATTGCCATTTGCGTCATCAACTTTTAAGGCATCTCTATCAATATCTATAGCAAGTGCGCCGCCTTCATATTCCCAAAGAAGTGTGGAATATATAAAGTCTGCATTTTTTATTAAGTTTACAGCACGAGCAAATCCAGAAACACCGAGTGGACTCTTAGTGTCAATAATGTTTGCGTCTGGCATTCTAAAGTATGCAAACAAGGGTTTTGTCACATCTTTAATAATTGTAATCGGTTGAAAATCTTTCCACTCAGGAACTTCTTGAAGTGAAATTTCTTTACCAAGATTACTTAAAGATAAATCGCCGCTATTAGAAGTTGATTTATATGCTTTATTTATGACAGTAACAACATTATTTTCCCATTTATGGTACTCAAGTCGATGATACGTTACAGCTTTATCCTGTTTAGTTTGTATAAATGCCGCCTCTGTAATTTTACCGGCTGGCGTAAACGCAAGAGGATAAAAAGAATCGGCTTGAACAAATTCAAAGTCTATCTCTGTTGTAGGCTTAATATCAGATTTTACAGTGTAAGATGCTGTATCATCGTCTGGTAACGCA